TATATCCCACCGTCTGCCCGCGAGGGGCGGGCCGACCTGTATTCCATCGAGACCATTTGCGCGTTGCGGCTTGCGCAGCGCTCCACCGCGTTCGGCATCGACCGCGCGGACCTCGACTCCCTGCTTCGCTTCCTTCACGCCGCTCCGCACCTACCGACCCGCTTTCGGCGAGGTGACGGCGGTCATAGCGGCCTGACTCACATCGAAGAGGCCGTGGAGCGTGCACGGGCGGGCGAGGACTTCGCCATTGGGTTCGTTATGGACAGCAATGGCCGCGTCGAGCCGAAAGCATGGTTCGCCCCCGACGACATTCCCGACGAAAGCAAGGCGATCCTCGCCGATGTTGTTCCGCCGCCGTCGCCTGACGCGGTGTTCCGCCTCGACGCCGGACGTTTGATCCACGCCGTTCTGGCCGCTCTTGACGGGAAGTGATAATGGGCCTTCTCGACCGCATCTTCCGTCGCTCCGCACGACCGCAGCACGTCCGCTCTTATGATGGCGCGGCCGCAGGGCGGCGCACGTCCGGCGCTGGCGTGTTCGGCCGTGTGAACGCCGAGATCGGGGCGGCAGGGCAGACGCTCGCGTCTAGGTTCGCCTATCTGGTCGAGAACAACGCCTATATCCGCAACGGCGTCGAGAACAGCGTTGCCGAGATCGTCGGGTCCGGCATTCGTCCGGTCCCGCGCGGTCCGAACGCGGCGCGTCTGGTAGAGCGTTTCGAGCGCTGGAACGAGACGGCCGACGCCGATGGGCGGCAGGACTTCTACGGCCTGCAATTGACCATCGTCCGGCAGGTCATTGTGAGCGGCGAGTCGCCCGTCCTGTTTGTCGAGGACGGCGACGGCTTCCGTCTTCGGCTCCTGCCAGCCGACCAGATTGATTGGTCGATCACGCGCAACGGGGGCGACGGTGTTGTTGACGTGCAGGGCGTCCGCCTCTCGGCTGACGGCCGCCGTATCGGCTATTGGGTGCGCCCGTCGCGCGAGACCGATCCTTGGGACACCTATGCCCCGCCGATCCTCGTTTCCGCCGAGGACATCGCGCATGTCTTCAAACCGACGATGCCGGGGCAGGTTCATGGTGTCCCGTGGGGCGCGTCGATCATCCTCGCCGCGAGCGAGTTCGACAAGCTGACCGACGCACTGGCTATGGGGGCAGCGACGGCCGCCATGTTCTGCGGCGTCGTCACCAATGAAAACGAGATCGGCGGCGACGACGCCTTCGACGACACGCAAAGCCTAGAACCGGGCGCGCTGATCCGCCTGAAGGGCGGGCAGCGTGTGAACTTCTCTGCCCCTGCGCAGGCGAACGAGACCAGCGCCTTTGTGAAGCAACAGATTCGCGGTCTTGCGGCCGGTCTCGGCGTGCCCGCCTTCATGATGGACGGCGATGTCTCGCAGGCGAACTACAGTTCGATGCGCGCGGCGCTGTTGCCTTTCCGGCGGCGGGTCGAGGCATTTCAGTATGGTGTGCTGACGCACCAGCTTCTGAACCCCATCTGGCGGCGCTTTGTCGCCAGCGAAGTTCTGTCCGGCAATCTGGACCCGGAAGACGCCGCCACGCGGGTCGATTGGATCATGCCCCGGCCGCTTCAGGTCGATCCGCAGAAGGACGTGCAGGCCCTCCGCGACATGATCGACGCCGGGCTTATGTCCCGCCGCGAGGCAGTCAATCAACTCGGCTGGTCGGTCGAGGAACTGGACGCCGAGATCAAGGCGGACCGGGACCGCGAGGCCGCCCTTGGCCTGAATTTCGGAAAGGAGTCTGCCGATGGCGGGAACCCGTAAAGTCGCGGCCGCACGTCGCCGCAAGTATGACGACGTGTTCATCGAACAAGGCGCGGTGCGGCACGGCATGGTCGAAGACCTCGCACCGTTCACCCGGCGCGCGCCGCTTACACCGTCGAGCTATGACGAGACCGCGCAGACCGTCGAGGCGGTCATCTCGACCGGCGCGCCCGTCCGGCGTCGCGATCATATCGAGCGGCTGGACCTGTCCGACGTCGAGCCCGCCACTCTGATCGGCCTGCCGGTTCTCGACGGGCATAGGCAGGCAACGTCCGCCAATGTCGTCGGCGTCATCGCCGAGGCGCGTCGGGAAGGAACGGCGCTCGTGGCGATCATCCGCCTTAGCCAAGCCGACGATGCCGCCAACATCCGCACCAAAATCGCGGAGGGCGTCCTACGGGGCGTGAGCCTTGGCTACGGCGCGATTGCGACACGGGAGTCGGTCGAGAACGGCCAACGTGTGCGCACCATCGTCCGCGTATCAGGGAAGTCAGTTTTGTCGCAATCCCGGCCGATCCGGCCGCGCAAGTCAGGAGCAAGGAAATGGAAGACGACATCATCGAAATGCCGCCGGAGCAGGCGGACCAGATTCGCGCGCTCGCCGAGGCCGTAGGTCTCACGCGCGGATGGGCGGAAGATCGTATCGACGAAGCCGTGAGCATCGAAGATGCCCGCAAGCTCGCCCGCGAGGCGCTGACCCGCAAGACGCCGACCATCCGCACGGTTGCGTCGAATGACGATCCGGCGACGATCACCCGCCGCCAGACCGACGCGCTGGCCTATCGTATGGCAGGCGGCGACCTGCCCGACGACGCCCGGCATTTCGTAGGCATGTCCGTCCGTGACACGGCTATCGGCTCGCTGGAACGTGCTGGCGTCTCGACCCGTGGCCTTTCTACCGACGACATCCTCACCCGCGCCGCGCAGGCCACGAACAGCGATTTCCCGCTGATCGTGTCGAACGCCATGAACAAGGTCGCGCTCGATGCCTATAAGGCTGCCGAGAGCCCGATCAAGACGTTGTGCCGCCAGCGGACGTTGCCGAACTTCAAGGAGTCGACCTCGATCCGCGCAGGCGAGCTTGGCCGTCTGGAAGAGATGACGGAGTCGGGCGAGTTCACGCACACGACCCGCGCCGAGAGCGGCGAGACCATGCGGCTGAAGACCTTTGGCCGGGCCTTGAACGCCTCGCGCAAGCTCTTTATCGACGATGACGCTGGTGTTCTCGGCGACATGACGGCGGCCTTCGGCGAGGCGGCGGCGCAGACCGAAGCCGACCTTCTCGTCAGCCTGTTGCTCGACAATCCGAACATGCGCGACGGCGATCCCGTCTTCGACGCAGGCCGGGGCAACATCGGCACGGCGGGCGCGGTCACGGTCGAGGCGCTTGCCGAGGCCCGGCAGGCGATGCGCCTTCGGACGGGTCTCGACGGCAAGACGCTGATCAGCGCCACGGCGCGTTACCTGCTTGTCGGCGCTGACCGGGAGACCGAGGCGGAAAAGGTGCTGGCGTCGATCCAGCCCGCCGAGACCGACAACGTGAATCCGTTCGCGGGCAAGCTCGTGTTGCTGGTCGAGCCTCGTATTCAGGACGGTAGCTGGTATCTCTTCGCCGATCCTGCCCGCCTCGTTGCCATGCAGTATGCCTATCTGTCCGCCGCTCCCGGCGTCCAGATTCAGCGCACCGAGGCGTGGGACGTTCTCGGCATGAAGTTCCGGGCTTGGCTCGACTTCGGCGCTGGTTGGGTCGATTGGCGCGGCGCTCACTATAACGAAGGCGACTAACCCATGGCCGCCTCGTTGCAACAGCTTCACGCATGGCGAGACGCGCTTTTTGAGGCGCGCCTGTCCGGCGTGCGCGAAGTCCGCGACCAGAACGGCGAGACCGTCACCTACAAGAGCGATTCCGAGATGGCGCGCGCTCTGGCGGCCGCCGACGCGGCGATTGCGGCAGCGCAGGCTAGGCGGCCTTCCATCATCTACATGCAGACATCGAAAGGAACCTAGATCATGCGCAATTACATTCAGCCGGGCGTCAACCTGACGCTTCCTGCCCCCGCCGCCGTCGCCTCCGGCGAAGTCGTCGTCATCGGCGACATTCATGGCGTAGCCGCTGGCGACGCCGCGTCTGGCGCTCCCGTGGACCTTGTGACCGAAGGCGTCTTCGAGTTGCCGAAGGTGTCGGCGCTCGCCATCGCTATCGGCGACAAGGTTTATTGGCAGGCGGCCGAGAAGTTGGTTTCCAAGACTGCTTCCGGCAACACGCTGATCGGCGTCGCGGTCACGGCGGCCGCCAATCCTAGCGGGACGGTCAACGTCAAGCTGATCTAATCCATCGGGACAGCCGGGGATTCCTGACCCTCCGGCTGACCCTCAATCGTTAACCCATGGGACCACGCTCGATTGAGGGCGTCCCTATGAAGGAAGTATCAGTATTGCCGCCGACGCGGCGTGGCCTCTCTCGTGTCGAGGCCGCAGGTTACATTGGCGTCGGCGCTTCGAAGTTCGACACGATGGTTTCAGACGGCAGGATGCCCAAGCCTAAGCGGATAGATGGCCGCAAGATTTGGGACGTGCGCGCGCTGGACCTCGCATTCGATGTATTGCCGTCCGAAGGGGAAGTGGAACACAATCCTTGGGACGCCTAGTCCGAGGACGCTATGAAGCTGAAGCTCAAATATGTGGTGGAGGACGTGGACCGGCACGGTAACGTGCGGCTCTACTTCCGCCACGACGGCCGGAAAATCCGCCTGCCCGATCCCATAGGGTCGCCCGAGTTCCTTGCCGCCTACAAGGCGGCCGTAGCAGGGAAACCGAAGGCGGAAGTCAACCCGAATGCGCCCGGCAAAGTGGTCTCCGGTTCGATCCGGGCGCTTTGCGTCGAATACTACAAATCGGCCATGTTCAAGGAACTGGACCCGCGCACGCAACGAGTCCGTCGTGGCATCCTCGAAAAGTTCTGCCAGCACAAGAGCGATGGCGATAAGCCATATGCGCTTTTGTTGCCTCGACACATTCGCCAGCGCCGCGACGAAATGCTTGACCGCCCGGAGGCGGCGAACGGCATGGTCAAGGCGCTTCGGCAACTATTCAAATTTGCCCTTCGCTACGATCATCACAGCAGCAATCCGGCCAATGACGTTGAATACCTCCGCAGCGGCTCCGACGGCTTCCATTCGTGGACCTTGGAAGAGATCGCCAAATTCGAAGAAACGCACGCCATAGGCACGTCCGCCCGCCTTGCGCTGGCACTGGCGCTCTACACCGGGCAGCGCAGGGCCGATCTTGTCGTCTTCGGCAAGCAGCACGTCCGCGACGGCTGGCTGGTCTTCACGCAGCATAAGAACCGCAACCGCAACCCGGTCAGGCTCGAAATCCCGATTATCCCGGAGCTTCAGCGGATCATTGACGCGAGCCCGACGGGCGACCTGACATTCCTCGTGAACGGCTTCAACCGCGCCTTCACGTCGAACGGATTCGGCAACCGTTTCCGCAAATGGTGCGACGACGCCGGGCTTCCGCAGTGTTCTATCCACGGCCTTCGGAAAGCGGCCGCCGCTCGTCTTGCGGAGCTTGGGTGCAGTGAGTTCGAAATCATGGCGATCACCGGCCACCGCACGTCCAAGGAAGTCACCCGTTACACCCGCGCGGCGAACCAGAAGACGCGCGCGACAAGCGCAATGAAGAGGCTGGCGGGAGAACAGACCTAGACCAAAAGTGTCCCACTTTTCGAGGCGATGGCCGCCAGTGGGACAATTCTGTAGCCTAAGGCATTGAAAAATAAGAGGAAATAAAATGAATGGTGCCCAGGGGCGGAATCGAACCACCGACACGCGGATTTTCAGTCCTAATGTCGTGGTAGATCGGCTAAGCCAA